ATCCTTCTTGATGGTGATGTACTTTGGTTTTCCATTCCCAAATGCCCTACCCTGAGCACCGATGATTTGATTATGCTCATCGTAGATTGGAATGATTATTCTCTCATCATCGATCAGATTGTAATCAGAATTCAATTTATTTGCAAACTCAGAAAAATGCTCGGTGTATGCAAATTTATTCCATTGATTCTTTGGGATATTTCTGGACTTGAGAAATTCAATCACCTTGTGATCATCTGGAAGATCTTCGATTGCTTCACATTGTGGTATTGAAGATTTCTCTATCTTGACAACAGGTTTGATCTCTTCCAATTTCTGATTCTTGTTCGTGAACTTCTCCAAAGAATATTCCTGGAATAGTACAGGAGAGACGATTTCCAGAAACTTATAGATGTTATATGCAGCACCACAGTTATGGCACTTGAAGAAATAACTATTATCAGAACTGAAGAAATAACCTCTCGCCTTCGTTCTGCTAGTCTCTGAATCTCCGCAAATTGGACAACGACAGTTTGCAAGATTCATCTTCTTCCACTTGAACTTCTCAAGCGAAGTTGAAACCAAATTGATATATTTCTTGTCAAGATAGAGAGACATCAGAAATTCCAATCATCGAACTTATTTGACTTCTTCTTCGAATCCTGTTGTGGAGTTGCAGCAGAAGGACCAATTGCCAATGCATCATCCTTTTTGATATCGAACACCTTCATCTTTGCGCGATTGATTCCAAGAATGAATTTACGATTCACTGCGGTATCATTGTAGCGATTCTTCAATTGCTTCACCATGATCTGATTCATCTCTGCAAGTTCTTCTGTCGAGATGAGTGCAAACATAAAATCAGCAGTCGCAGGAAGACCGAATGATTCTGAAGTATCCTCAAGACCAACATCTGAATTCGAATAACCAGAGCGAGTAGTCTGAGTCGCACTAAAGATAGGAACATTATATTCGACTGCAAGACCGCGAATCTCCTCGGCAATCGACTTGATGTAGGTATAGGAATTCACATTGTTTCCACTCTTCACTCTTGCGGAAGCGCAGATGTTTAGATAATCAATGAAGATAACATCTGGTTTGAACTTGCGCTTCAACCAAAGTTCATCCAACAGGAATCGAAAGTGATTCACATTTGCAGTTGCAGTTGGATATTCCTTGATGATCAGTTTTCCCTTTACTCCAGCACCAAGATTCTGCATCTTCTTCTCGTAGACTGTCTTTGGAAGTTCCTTGAGATTATCCAATGTCACATCAAGAAGATTTGCATCGATGCGTTCTGCGATTCTTTCTTCTGCCATCTCACATGTGATGTATAGAACATTTGCATTTTGCTTGAGGCAATTTGCTGCATGGTGACACAGAAACAGAGATTTGCCTACACCAGTTCCTGCCATGACGATATTCAATGTCTTGGTAGGAGTTCCTCCGTTAGTGATCTGATTGAAGAATTCAAGATCAAATGGAACTTTCTTTTCTACCGTGTGATAGAAGTCATACCTTGCAAGATAATCTTCAATGTAATCGTGACCAATATGAACATCGAAAGAAACCGCCAACGCTTTCGAGAGAATGTCGGGGATAGAACCCTGTGATTGCTGTCCCTTACCATCGATAATCTGAATCGATTCCATGATTGCATTATATACCGCCTTTTCTTTGCAAAATGACTCTGTCTCATCCATCAACCATTCGATGTCACAATTCTCCTTGGAATTGTAGACTTCCTCTAGGATGTTGGAGATTCTCTTCGTCTCTTCCTGGGTGATAGATTTATTCTTGTCAAGAATGATATACAACGCTTCCTTGGTAGGAAGATTGTTATACTTCAAGATAAAATCCTGAATCGACTCAAATGTGAATCGAACGGATCTGTCATGAAAATACTCCCTCTTTAGGAAGGGAGTGACTTTTCTTGAATATGTCTCGTTTTTGAGAAGATTGTGAAGTATGATTTTTTCCACATCAGTCATGTTCATCCTCAGAGTTATTTTCACCACCGTAACTGAACTCATTATACACTGCCTTGTCCAGTTTGTCAAGAATATCCTTGGTGAAATACTTCTCTGGATTATCGTAAATGGTCTTTTCAAAAACCTTCGAACCATCTGGAAGTTCGATTCGTGTGGAATTCTTCTTGAAGATTCCAGCATTCACTGCGATCTCCACAAGACCATAATATGGATCAAGACCACTATCGTAATTCAGACGAACATCGATCTGCTTGTTCTCCTTGGTGAAACGACCCTTGTAGAGTTTGGCATGGATGATGTTGCCGACGACTTCACCATCTGCATTCTTATCCTTCTTCTTTGAAAGATAGATGATTGTCGATGCAGCATACTTCAACCCAGTACCTCCACCCATTTCCGACATTGGAACATAAGCACCAACGACTTGATATGTGTGGTTTGTCATGATCATTGGAATCTTTGCAACTCCAAGTTTGACTGTAAGAACACGGAAAGTTGACTTCACGATCTGTGCGCGAGTCATGTCTCGCGTTTCCTTGCCTTCGGCAGTATCGTTCATCTCCTTGGATGTTGACAACATTCCAAGAGAATCAAGAACGATCATCGTTGGTTTGCGATCTTCCTTTGGAAGTTCAAGATACTTGTCCACAATCGTGATTGCCTGATGTCGAAACTCCTCGACTGTGGATACTGGAAATACGGCAATGCGTTTTGGATCGATTCCACGATTCTTGAACATCTCCGAAGTCACTGCTTGCTCTGAATCAAAATAAAGCACTACGGCATCGGGATTATCCTTAAGGAATTTGGAAACTATTCCCAATGTGAAGTAAGTCTTGCCAGTGGAGGATTCTCCAGCAAGAGCAAGAATCTTATTGTTAGGCAGTCCACCATAAATGCTTGCACTTAGCAGTCCATTGAAGAGATAGCATCCCGTATCAACGAATCCACCAACATCCGAACCTTCCAGTCCTTCGGAGACTAGAGAAGCATACTTGTTTCCCGACATCTTGACCATTGACGATAAAAAATCACTCATGTTATTCCTTTACCCGAATAGGGATTCTAATGTATTTTTCTTTTCAGTTGACCATCCTATGGTATCTAGAATTGTAGTCAAGGGATCAATGAAAGATTTCTCAAATTGCATTTTATAATCTATGAATTGAGCAAGACCAAATTCCTTTGGAAGAATATTTGGAAAAGATATGATCTGATCCTCTCCTCGCATTCCACCAATTGGATTTGGTTTCTTGAGATGAAGATACTTGACCTTATCTCCTTCACCGATCTTCTTGTACTTCTTTGAAATGTTGAAGTTATCAAGATAATGATTGTAGATCAATGCACCCTTGACTGCAATCGGTGTGGATTTCTTGTAGATGGTTCCACGATCACGATACTTATCCATTCCATTTACGCTTCTAGGAAATGCAATTTCCTCTGGAGGAAGGGAATAGAATTCATTCCTACATTTCTCGACAAAGGAAACCATTTCATCTTCAGTGCCATTCATTGTAATGTGAATGGCAGTCTTGAGTTGCTTTCGAATGATCTCAGGGGTCGAACTACGAGTAGTTTCGATTCCCATGATCTTGAGTTTTGGTTCTGTATACCGCACACCTTCAGAATCCCATACATTCAACATGTATCTCTTCTTGGCAGTCCAGATTCCCTTGTCTGCAATGACTTCTCGACCCATCTGCATCTTGTTTTCATATGCATTCATGAGATCTGCAAGTTCTGCAAACTTCTTCTCAATGAATGGAATGATTGCTTGTTCCGCAGACTTATCAAGGAAATCAACAACCGTCTTGGTTGCTGGACGAGAAACTGGTTTCCCATCAAATAGACCTGTGCGGGGAAAAACCTTCTCAACTAGATTGTTAAGACAAAGATAGACGGAATCTGTATCCGATGCGATCACATAATCAACATCAGTCGTTCCAACGATCTTGTTGAGATATTTATTCAGTTCCTGTCCAATCCACTGAATGGACAATTGTCCAGATAGAGTGATCGCTTCTGCAAGTTCCGTGGAATAATATCGAAAATATTCATTTCCGATTGCTCCATATGCAGAATTCAACTGAATCTTTCTTACAAGTTGAAAATTATGATATTTTGAAATGTCAAGTTCGGTCTGCTTCTTCAATGCAAGAAGTTGGGCATCCGTGAGTTTGCTGTAGTCTGCTGACATGTATTTTCACTCTTTTGAATATTAAATGTGCTATTTGCATGGATTCTTATTTGATCGCTTGTGAAGTGAAGTATCCTTCCACCATCTTCAAGAACTACTGCAAATATATCATTTTCCCAAGTTCCACCATCTCGTACATAAAATAAATAACCATCCCCCATTGGGGTGATTACTGGAGTTGGATTTTTAAATTCATGAATCATTATATAAAGTATACAACGAAATCAACTTAGAGTCAAGAGATACTTGGTTGTATTTACAACAGAAAGCATTTCATCTCTAATATTGAGAAGTTCGCTATCTTTTTCCTTGTCTAGTTCTTCTTTTAAATCACCCATAAGAAAATCTTCAGCATGACGCATTACTGCCATTGGTTGAGCTTCGCCATAGTTGAAGATCTCAAGTGTCATATTGCCATTGAATGCCTTACCATGCTTTCCCATATATGTTTCAACAAAGGAATCAATAAGACCATCAAGACCATCATATGCCTTGCCCAATGCCTTGTGTTCAGCAAACGAACCAGTTTGCCAGTGTAAAATACGGAGTTGCGATTGAAGAGTTAAAAAAGTTTTAATACAGTCAGTCATATTGTTCTCCCAAATGTATTTATAACTTTTGCTTCCACATCCCATCCACGATAAATCCAAAGTCTGGAATATTATTCATGTTCTCCTCTGATAATTTAGTAACAGAGTAGGGTTTGGTTTTCTTGGTCGTCAGGAGGTCGTTCAGGGCATCGCATTCGGTGACCGCGTTAGTCTTCTTCTTAAAGACAAGAACGCCCCTACGGGGTTCTCCCGAGGGGTCTTTCATGTTATCGTAGACAAATTGATTATTAGATGTGATTCCGTACATCAAAACCATCCCTTCTTCATTGTGTGTTTTCCTCTTCATCTTCTCTTGAGCAGAACAATCCAATATAATTTCCCCATGCTTCACAGGCATCGCATTTCCCTGTTTCGGGGCTATACTTGAATTCACATTCGTGATCAGGGGTTTGGTTTTT